CTTTGCTTTTCTTTTAGGATCTGATTCATTTTAGAGAATACATTAATGTCCAGAAGATCCTCGATAACATCCCGCCGATGATGCGAAGGGAGTTGCATGAAAGGAATGAAGGAGGAGGATCCCAACACAACAATCTGATGGAAACTTTTATGATTAAGCTTCAGAATGTTTTGTTCGAGAATCTTCTGGTACTCTTTGGCATGAGATGATTGGTTAATCATCGTGCCATCAACATGGATCTCAAACTTACCTGGTTTGATTCCACGTATGATTTTGTATTCTCTTTGACCTATACTAAACTCAACTTCTACTTCACAATTCTTATTGTTAATAGAGTTGACTAGTTGTGGTTTATTAATATTTCGGTGAGGTTTGCCAAACAGAGCGTATGACAAAGCATCAAGCATTGTAGATTTACCGGCACCATTATGGCCGATAACAAGTGTGGTTTTACTGCGAATAAAGTCTATCGTCGTAAAACTATTGCCCGTAGACAAAAAGTTACGATAACGTAACGTCTTAAATAATATCATGCAATTTCTAAAGATTGAGCCTCGGTCATAAGGTTGTACACATCCTTCTTGATACGTTCCTTACTAAGCTCAGTTTCTACTCCATCTATATAAGTATTCAACAATTCTGTTGTGTCTTCAAGGGAGATCTCATCATCTCCAACGTTTGACCCAATAAATTCATCAAAGGTCTCTTGGATCTTTAAATCATGTACTGGTCTATTCTGTATTCTATCAACAAATCGATCAAATGTAAACTGATTTTTTCGATTTATTACAACTATTTTTACAAATTTATTATCTACCTGACTTAGATCGAACTCCATATAATCAGTAGTAGTATCATCATACCTAATCCTGTGGTGCAAAGTATGAGGGTTCCTAATAGCTTCAAGCTCTCTCGTACTCGTATCCAGAATATGGAAGTATTTGTTGTCGTGTGCGTCATTCCAGAAAAACTCCATTTGACTGCCAAGATAGGTTATATTATCTTGAGTTGATTTTGTATGGAAATGTCCTGAGTATACGGCTTCGAACCGTTTGAATAATGATCTATCAAGACCATGTTCACACTTGATGCCTTTCATCATTTCATAACCAATAATATCAAAGTGTCCGCCCATAATATCGGCTTTACATTCTTTGATAAATTTGACAGAACGTTCTTCGTTCTCAGCATCTATCCATGGGACTAATGCCATCTTTAATCCATCATAATCCATTACCGCTGGTTCATGAATAATATGGACTTCGTTCATATAATGACCAAGTAATTCTTTTAAACTATTCAGTTCACCAGTATTCTTATAGTATATGTCATGATTGCCACGAATGATATCCATTGTAATGCCGTGTTGTCGTAACGGTTTAAGGAAGCAATTCCTAATCCTATTAAGACACTTGAAATTAACGAATTTTCTATTGTCGAAGAAATCACCCAAGTGAATGATATGGCGAATATCGTTTTCCAAAAGATAAGGAAAAAATACATCACCGTAAAATTTCTCTGCGTTATCGAGAAATATGTCAGAAGAATTGCGAGTGCCACAATGGGTGTCATTAATTATTGCCACTTTCATTTTAAAAATTCACTCAAATCAGAATCAGCTTTCATCTCACGCTTTTTGCGTTTTTCTTTCTTGACAAATTCTTTGACTGCATCATCTGTAGCTTTTACCTTATCTATACGATCCTTAAGAAAGTCTACAAATTGTTGAGCCACGGTGTTTGCTAATGTATCACCTTCTACTTCAACAAATGTTTCTAAGGCCGAACTAGTGAGATATTTGAGTTTGATGTCTTGTTGCTTTTTCTCTTTAGCAATACGACGGAGAAACGCATACCACGTGATTTGAGTAAAATATGCAAATGCATTTGGTTTTCCAGTTCTTGTTGCGGTTTCTAAATTATAATTTTCTATTGCCTTCAAGCAATTCTCAACAGCATCCATTACCATCTCTTCACGATATGTGTAACGAATAAAGTTTGATTTATGAGATAAGCCTTCTGCTATCTTGAGAAAGCATGACGCTATGTAATTTGTTACAATAGGTAGCTGCTCATCTTTTGCTTTAGCTTTTCTAACTTCTTTAACGTATTCTACGACCGCAGATGAAAAGTCTGCATTATTTACGTAGTGAATACTTTGACGTTTAGTTCTTGCCATAAGTTGTCCTTTCACATATATTATACTATAGTATTACGGCGATGTACAATTATTTTTTTAAAAAAAAGATAAAAAAAATGCGTTTTAGGGGTGTACAAACCCTGAAAACTGGTGTATAATTAATAGAGGTTTTTTGAGGTGGGTGGTATACCCTAGTGTAGTTTGCTTTTATCTATCTTAGGAAAGGGTAAAACATTCTCGGCTATTTCCTCTTTCTCTATTTCATCTAATTCTTCATCAGTTGGACCCTCTTGAAATTTTAAATATTCGTCAAGTGTCTCCCTGTAATTACTTAATATTTCATGGGTCGGATTTGCTTGAGCCACTATCATATCTGCATTAAGCGCAATCTTATATCCCTCTTCTATTTGACCTACCATAAAAGGTCTAAGAGTACATAACCTCATAGCTCCGGTAGGCGATTGTAAGAATACAATTTCAAATGTATTTTTGATTACGATAGTAGCGTTATGATCATCATCCCATTGAACGATTTCACACAAGACCTCTTCTCCGCTCGATAACTTTAAATGTATTATTTCTTCTTGTGTCATGTTTTAAACTCTATCTCATATATTTTATAGTTGAAAGATTCTCTTGAATATATTTTAATTCGTTCTGCGCTATGTGTTAGCGTATAGTTTTTACGTCCTCTCCAATGCAAATCGTCCGCCAAGTCAAAGAGCTTCGTAGTCCTAGAATCGTCTGATTTCCTAAGTCCTCTTCCAATTGATTGCAAGACTTTAATTTGAGATTTTGAGGGAGAGGCAAAAATAATGTTATGTAAATTACGAATATTGATCCCAGTACTAAAAGTGCCCAGTGACGCGACGATAATTGCATTCTTCTGTTTCTCCACTATTTTACGAATTGCTTCTCTATCCGCAGTCTCTACATCTCCTGATACGTAAAAAACTTTTCGTCTTTCGTGTGCATTAGATTTAATTAGATTATATAATGGTTTCCCATGTTTATCTACAAATTGAAATAATATAAGAGTATTACCGTTTTGATCTAATGCAAGATTATTTATAAACTTATTCCTAGCTTCATTTGTAACAATATAATCTAATTCATCGTGATAATCTTTTTTACCAAAAGCCTTTCTTACATGCTCAGGGTATTTAAGCAGTAATACGTTGATCTCTAATGGAGCTAGTGTATCATCTTCTTGTAATTTTTTAGTGGTTGTAACGTTATATACTTTACCGAATAAACCTTCTAGTACAAGCCTATGCGTTTGTGTACCATCTAATGTACCGGTTGTGCCGAATCTATATTCAGCTTCTCGACTCTTATTCATAATAGATGTAAGAGATTTAGATTTAAACCCATGGCACTCATCGCCGAATACAGTACTAAACTGTTCGAACCAAGAGCCAGGCAATTTGTAAATAGATTGCCAAGTAGAAATGAATATTCTTTCTTTCATATTCATCTTAGGTTTACCAGAATAGATTCTATGGCATTCGTTTTCTACCACAAAGTTTTCATCATAATGAGCATAGTCTTCAAAGTCAGAATACATCTGTTGAACAAGAGAAGTTGTAGGTACAATAATCAAACATTTTTTGTTTGTCTTCTCTAGTAGGTATCTCATCAATACGTATATTATTAATGACTTACCAGAACCAGTAGGACTTAATAATATTGAGCGTTTTCTGTGTAGTCCTTCACATATTGCTTCTATTTGATAGTCACGCGGATTGATTCTCTGACCTTTTGTAGATAGAACTAATCCGTTAATAAAGGTACTTAGCTCTGCGGGATCTACGTCGACTGTGGCACCAGGCAGGCCATAATAATTATCATGCTCCACTTCTACTTTGTAATTACGTGGACCACAAAATTCTTGCAAA